AAAGGCTTCCTCCACGAATTGGCGCTTGGTGTAGCTCATGCCGACCTCAGATGCCGGCCTCGCCAGGCTCAACGCGCAGGTTCGGGGTTCCGGCCGCAGCGATGTGCGCCACGGTGTCAAGGTCTTGATCTTTCTGGATGATGATCGTCTGGCCAGGCCGCACCATCAGATCGGCGGTCGTAGCCGTGCTCGTGCCCCGGCTCACGCGGACATGGATCGCGTTCGTGGTGTCGAGGTTCATCAGCCGCAGGCACTTGCTGCCCCGGCCGATGGTCGTGGTGCCAGATGTGCCCGAGGTGGCGATGGTCTGGCCAGCGCCGGGGAGCGGTAAGAATGGTCCGTAGATCATGATTCGGTCCTCAGATTGGATCGTCAGCAGCAGGCTCGGCCGCCATCGCGGCGTTGATCTTCGCCAGCAGCGTCTCGTCGCTCCAGCGGCGATCGACCTTCAGGCCCAGCAGTTCGGCCTGCTGCATCATCTCGGCGCGGGTCGGCGGGGCGTTGTCTGCGGGCGCAGGCTCGGGTTCCGGGGCAACCTCGACCACCTCGGCCTCGACCATCTCCTCGTCCCACGGCCCAGCCTGGTCGCAGGCCGTCCAGACGTTCAGGTGCCAGCCATCGGCCAGCGCCGCCTCAACCTGCTCCATCGTGTCGCAGGCCAGCGTTGAGAACGTCGTCGCGTTGCCGTACCTGTCCAACGGGCCAGGCCAGGTGCCGCCGCGCTTGTAGAGGATGGTCGGCAGTTCGACGCGGATCATTTCTTGCCCTTCTTGGCGGTCTTGGCCGACTCACGGAACGCAGCGGCGGTCGGTGCGCCCTTCGCGCCAGGCTTGCGCATCTTCTCGCCGCTGCCGGCAGCGATGCGCTCGCGCTTGGCGTTGATCGCAGCGTATAGGCCAGGAGATCCAGGCTTCTTCACTTCATGCCCTTCTTCGCAGGGGCCTTGCCCGGCTTGCCAGCCTTCATGGCCGCCGTGCGCGCCGTGTTCAGCGCGATGGCGACGGCTTGCTTCTGCGGCTTGCCGGACTTCATCTCCTTCGACACGTTGGCACTGATCGACTTCTGCGAGTAACCCTTCTTCATCGGCATCTCAGTCTCCTGATACGAAAACGCGGGCGGCAGCCTCAGACCACCGCCCGCGTGTCACTGGGTTACCCGATCAACGCTGCTGGTGAGCGCCGACCCAGTCCACCGTCATCGACCGCGCCGCCCCCGTGCCGTTCTGCACCAGCAGGGACAGTCGCAGTTCGCCGGTCGGCAGGTTGGCCAGCGAGGTCGCCTCACCGATGATCTGGCGGTTCTGGGTGTAGAACAGCTTCGCGCCATCGTAGTAGAAGCCGACGTTCACGTAGGTGTCGTTGGCCATCACGATGCCGGTCGTCACCACCGTCTCGGTCGAAGACGCCTCGATGACGAGGTTCAGCGCGGTGGCGGTGGTCAGGCGGCGGAAGTACACGCCATCCGACACGCCACCCTCGGGGTCGGTGTCCGTGACGTACAGGCCGATCATGGTGTCGGCCAGCACGTTGTCCACCTTGAACCGAGCGTCGAACCACAGCGCCTTGCCACCCGTGAACTTGAAGCACTCGCCGTTGGTCTTGCCGAGCTGCAAGGCGTGCTTGTCGTTGTCGGTGCCCGCGTTGGTCAGCACCAGCGTGCCTCCCACTTCGTCGCCCGACAGGTCCGTGCCCGCGCCCGTCTCGGTGATCGTCCACGTTGCCGAGTCGTACTCAACGAAGTCCGTGAAGTAGCCGAAGAACGACGGGTTGCCAATCGGTGCGTCGAACACGACCGCGCCCATCGGGTTCGCGTCGACGTTGTAGAACACCTGATTCGGGCCGGCTTCGATCTTGATCACGCCGCCGCCCGTGAACGGCCCGAAGCTCTTCTCCTCGTCGGACACGGTGCCGAGCAAGGTGTACGAGTTCGGGTAGTTCGGGAAGCCAGCCTGCCGGTAGACAGACGCCGGATTGCCCGGACCCGTGGTGCGCACCGCAATTGCTTGGGTGGCAGTCAGCGAGACTTGGGCGTCGCCGTAGGGGAAAACAATTTGCTGTGCCATTTCGGTTGCTCCTGGTGGCTCAGTTGAACATCAGCACGCCAGCCATTTCGGGCTGCTTGCACACCACACCGAAGAGGCAGTCCAATCGGTACTTGGTCTTCATGTTGTTGATGTCGTACTGCTTCGTCATGACCAGTTCGATACCCTGATCCGTGCTCGCGCGCATCACGGCCGCACCGGCATCTGTCGGCACCGCATAGCGACCCGGCAAAAGCTCGATGGCGTCCTTGTGCCAGAAGCAGTTCAGGTACGAGGCCGTCGTGTTCAGGAACGTGATCGCGGCGGTTGCCGAGGTCGAGGTGATCCGGCAGTTCTGGTACTGCGCGGTCGAATCGACACCGGCCTGCGCCGGGATCAGCGGGGGGCTGATCACGAGCGTCGTGGCCGACGGCACGGCGATCACGCGGAACGTCTTGGGCTGGCCCGTGTCTTCCTTGGTGATCATGTGCACGGCGTTGACGTTGGCAATCGTGAACGAGTCGCCCACCGCGATGCTGGTGGTCGAGTTGACCGTCACCGTCTGGAAGCGGTTGTCCACGTTGCTCGTCTCGCCCGTGGCCGAGGTCGAGGTGGCCTTCGGGGTGTAGTAGTTCCCGCCCGCTGCCGTCGTGTTGATCTGAATGCCGGCACCCGCCGCAGCAGCCTTGCGCTGGGCGTAGTCCAGCTTGTACGTCTCGAACGAGGCGACCTGGCCCACGAACGCCCGACGCAGCGCGCTGTCGGAGATGTCGTTGCCGAAGCTGCGGGTGTTCTTGGCGAGGTCGCTGGCCATGCCGTTGTAGTCGCGCGTCGAGAGCGCGAGATACCGGCTGTCCATCGGAACGCCCGTCTCGTTCATCACCGCCTCGACAAGCGCCACATCATCGAAGCCAGTGGCGGCCGAACGCTTGATCGCCAGCGTCCCCTGCTGGCCTGCGACGGTCAGCACGGCGACGTTGATGTCAGAGGCCAGCTTCTGCTTGGCGGCATCGCCCAGGCGACCCTCTTGCAGCGCATCACGCAGCTCGGTGGCCGACATGATCCACGGCACCGACTTCTGGTAGCCGATGGTCGCGGGAACGGTGAGCTGGGTGTAGTCGTCGAAGTTGCCCGTCATGTCCGTGCCGTTGTACGACACAGCGATGTAGGGCATCGGACGCCAGATGACGTTGTTGGTCCGCTCCATCATCGTCTGGTCGGTGTTGTAGACCGAGACGTTGCGGGACAGTACGAGGGCGTCTTGGAAGCCTGCAAGCAGGTCTTCAAACGCGACGCGCTCTTCCTTTGAGAAGGCGTTGGCCATTGGTGGCTCCTAATTCGGAATGAGTGAACGATTGCGGCTACTGCCGCGCCTGCTTACTCACCCGGTCGGAGTCGGGCGGCCACTCGTGATCTGGTCGCTACTGCCACTTGAGGGCTGGCGAAACCCGGTGCGATTGGGCCGAATATAACACGGCCCGTGGGTTCGTCAAGCCCTCGCCTGCGCCTTCGCCGCCAGTTGCCGTTTGTACGCCACGACCTTCGTCATGTCGCCCGTGCGGGACGCCTCCTCGCGCAGCCTCTCCAGCGTCGTATCTGACCCGCCGCTGACGGGTGCGGTGCCTGCCGGCAGGCTGCGCTCGGGCGCGGGGGGCTTGGTTCGGGGTGTGACTTTCAATTGTGCCTCCAGTTTGGCGACGGCAAATGCGAACTTCACCGGGTCGGTGAGGGCGGCCAGTTCCTTGGCCTTCTTCGGGTTCTTGCCCAGCGCGTAGACGACGAGCGCGGGGTTCTCCGCGCCCTGCAGCACGACGCCCTGCTGGGTAACGTTCAGCGTCTCCATGACCGTGTGCTCGGCCTCGTCGTAGTCGCGCACCTTGAGCTCGACCTTCGCCTTGCCGTACCCGTCGAGCTTGGCCTGCCACGCCTTCTGCGCCTCTTCGGCCTGGCGCTGCGCCTCGCGCTCGGCCTTATCAGCCGTGGCCTTCTGGGCGTACCACGACTCCAGCGCCGTCTCGTATCGGTCGGTGTCGTAGTCGTGGTCTTCGAGCTTGGGCTTCGGGCCGACAGTGGGCCGTGCGGCCGGCGCGGCCTGCTCCTTGGCCTCGTACTCGCGCACCTTCTTCTGCAGTTCGCGGTGCTGCTTGCGCAGGTCGCGCACCCACTCAGGGGCGGCGCGTTCCTCGTCCTCGGCTGGCGGGGCATCGTCTCCGATGCTGACCGTCACCTCGTCGGGTTCGGGTGCGGCGG